AAAGCATTAAACCCATAAGCGGCATTGTAATGCGCTGTGGTGTTATTGTATAAAGCACCTACACCACCAGTGGCGTTGTATGAGCCTGTGGTGTTTGAGAACAAAGCATGAGAACCAGAAGCAGTATTGTTTGTGCCTGTGGTGTTTTGATACATTGAGTTCTGACCAAACGCGGCATTGTAATGCGCTGTGGTGTTGTTTCTAAGTGACTCTCTACCAACAGCAGTATTATATGAGCCAGTAGTATTTGAGTACAAAGCCCGATAACCAGAGGCAGTATTATCCAAGCCTGTGGTGTTTGAGTGTAAAGCACTACGACCAGATGCAGTATTGTTTGCGCCTGTAGTGGTAGACCCAAGAGAGTGCATACCAATTGCTGTGTTATTAGAAGCTGTCGTATTAGCATCTAAAGAAGCAGTCCCAACAGCAACATTAGTAGAGCCTGTAGTATTGGATGCTAAAGCGTTCCAGCCAACTGCTGTATTGTCATGCGCTGTAGTATTAGCTGTCAGAGCATTTTTACCAACTGATGTGTTAGAAGCACCTGTAGTGTTTGCTTTTAAAGCTACATCACCAACTGCTGTATTTCCAGAAGCTGTAGTATTCGAGTACAAACTCTGATAACCAGAGGCAGTATTGTTTGTGCCTGTTGTGTTGGATAGTAGTGATTCTACACCAACAGCTGTGTTGTAATGCGCTGTTGTGTTGTAGAACATAGAACCATAACCAATAGCGACATTACTTGAACCTGTGGTGTTTGTCCATAGAGTGGAACGTCCTAATGCAGAATTTTTATTACCTGTAGTGGTTGCTGTTAAAGCAGAGGAGCCTACAGCGGTATTATCATTTGATGAAGTAACCGAGGTCAGCGCAGAATCACCCAACCCCACATTGAAATCACCCGTAGTAATCGAATCGACAGCACCAGAACCTAATCCGATATTGCTTGTTGCTGTTAGCTGAGTATCAACGCCTACACCTGTAAGCAATGTTGCCCTAGTTATCTTCTTAGACGCGCCACCATCATTAATAACAAATTCAATACTGTCATTTGCAGTCGTGAGCGCAGTTAACTCACTTATTTTTTTATCAGCCAATTTCTTCTCCAATCATCAATTTTGCTGACTGAATAGCCAACGCTTTTTCATTTGTTTTAATCATCTCATCACGGAAAGAACACAGTGCATTTGTCTGCCCTCTGTTGGTTTGCGACATCTCAATTTGTAACATCGGCATGAACGCAATCGCACATTCCCACTTATCAATCATTTCTTCTGACTGTGGTTCTTTGCCCTTGATGTTCGTATACCAAGCACAACGGTGCATCTGGTTATCTTTTATTTCCTCGCACTGGCTTCCCAATGGGCAAGTGGTTTTAATCTCCATTAGTCTTTGCTACACACGATAACGTCAATGTAATACGGAACGATTGCGCTAGTAGTCGATGTACCTATTGTCGAAAGGGTGTGGGTGTGAGAGCTACCGTTGGCTGTGCCAAAACTTCTAGTGCCAGAACTTGCGCCACCACCTGTTGAAGTTGTGCTTGACTCAGACCATCTATCATCAGCACTACCGCCAGACGCGTTATTGGGGTCATTACTCGAACTGTATTGAATGTAAGAGTATGGTCTCCCTGTGCTACTGGTAAAAGTGCTTATAGACCGATGATAATGCTTCGGCATTTCTGATTCTGTTAACGCATGAGCGTCAGTTGTGCCACTCACACTATGACTGTGTGACCACACTGCGCTTAACCCCATTGAACCGCCAGTGCCACCACCAGTTCCAGATACAACACGCAATGCTTTGTCGTTGTTAGCCGTGTCTTGCGTCCAGCCTGTCGGCGGCGCAGATTGGAAGAAAATCATCTTCGTGCCAGCAACTAAATACACCGTGTTGTTTAGCTGGGTATGCGTCAGCGTGACACTTGATGACACATTGGGAAACTTACTCGCTACAATGTTCAGTCCAGCTTGGTCTAGTGTGCCGACTTCAACCCATGCTGAATTTGCACCGTTGCGAATCATCAACTTGGTTGTCGATGTGTCTGCCCAGAGCATATAAGCGTACATGGTCGATGGTGCAGTTGCGCCAGAATTGAGTGTGGCTATTGCGCCAAGCACAGTGTTTAAATCTGACCTGACTGCCGACCCTGTGGCATTTGCTATGGAGTAATCTGTTGACTGACTCATTTAATAACCTATGGATTGATAATTGAAATTTGCGCTGGATGGCGAACCTGTGCCACTGCCCGAATAGAAGTTAATATCGAATCCTGTGCGCGTTGAATTGGACACAACAAAATGACCGCCACTGTCTAAGCTGTTTGCAGTAATACCCACTGTTGGGGTTGCGTAATACGCTTGAACGTAAGTGATAGATTTGGTGGTTGAGCCAGAAGTAATGTCATGCGCCCTTTCCACTCGGTCTGGCATATCAACAACCGCTTTCAGCTTTGAAATGTCGATGTTATATAAACTGTCGGCTGATTCAGCAACCACTCTAAAATCAAATGCTCTGGCTTTAAAATCACCGATTAATAATTTCTGCCATGTTGTCCATGTAGGGCTTGATGCTGGATTATCGTCAGTCATTCGCATTTGGAGTTCAGCCGTTACTTTATCCGATGGCTCACCGTCAAAGTTCTGCCATGTGTCCATATTGGTTACGCGCTGGTCGATTAAATCGCCCACTTTAAATGAAGATGTTTCAAATTCAGAATACACACGGCTAGTGTAGACTTGCCCTAAATCAATATGAGTGCTGAAGTCGTAAGTTCCATAACTGTCCACTGCACCAGTGTTGCCTATTTCACGTTCAAGCAGTTCACCTGACTCCATAAGAATCTGTGAGCCGTCTTCCAAGAATACCCAATAAGGCGCATCGGCTAAACGTAAGTTTGAGCCAGTGACTTTCATATCTTCTTTAACACCAGCGAAACCGCCAGCCGCTTCATCAAGGCTTGTGACCACGTTGAATACATTAACGTTTTTAACAGTCGTAATTGATGCCACTGCATTGACAGAAAAGTTGTCGGTCGAATCAACGGCTTTGATTAAATATGTGCCAGCCAATAATGGCAACACTACATCGGTTACGTTGCCGCCTAATTTCTTACCAATATCAACGCCCGAATCCCACGTTGCGCCAGAGGTTAAGTTTGAATGTCTAACCCGAATATAGCCGCCATGAATAACATCTAAATCATCAACCGCCGTCCACGAAAGATAAGCTGAACCATCCAACGCCCGAACACTAAACCCTGACATATCTGCTGGTGGTGTAGTTAAGCCAGCAAGGGTGCTGGTTACTGATGTCCACGATGACCGAACTAAACTGGCGTTGACGGTGCGAACCCGAAAATCATAACCGTTAGTCGCTAAATCATCCACTCGCGCTGATGTTGCTTTAGTGACAGTGACAAACGTCCATGCACTGTCGCTGGTTTCTTTAAATTCAACTTCGTACTCATAAGCAAAAGCATCTGCATTAGTCCACGACAGCAATGCTCTGGCTTTAACACCAGCAGAAGATGAGGTGTAATATAACTCCTCTGAAACCGTCAACCCTGTGGGCTGATTAACAACGAAAGGGTTAGGCAGATTTGTGTTTGGCGTAGCATCAACGGTTGAGATAGTGCCGAAATCATAAACGGTCACATCGTATTCCAATGCGGCAATCAATACCTCATCATTATTCTGCAATGATATTTTCATCACGCGGAACTTCTTATTCGTCCACGCTGGGGTTTCATGGCTGATATAAATAACATCACCAACCTCGGCTCGCATCCCTTGAATGGTTGCGGTAAATTCACAGAATAACTGTTGGCGTGATTGGTTCAAGTTAATGGTGGCAATCTGTCTGGCAGTCGCTTCATCGCTCGTGAATGGCAACTGTGTTTCGCGTTGCAACATTAACTCATTATCTTTGGTTCGTAAATCTGGTGAATCGATGGTTATAAAATCATCTTGCCAAGACCTGTCTTTGTTGTAGATTTTAGCCTTGATGCGGTTATAAGTCGTGGTCTTGTCGCCCATCGCTATCGACCAAGAGCCAACAATATTATCTTCATCGAATACAAAGGATGCCGTTTCTGGCTTGTCGATAATAATCTTGTATTTGCCACCAGAGAAAACCAACATTCCCCGACATGATGACAGCATTTTGTTGACCACCGTCATGGGTTTATTTTCGACATTAATGACACCGTTGCAGGTGTAACGTTTCTGGCTTGAGCCACCCTTTGTGACCATTTCATCACAATAATTAGCCGCGACTATAAAAGCCGCATCATCAATTTGGTTGGCTGGAATACCGCGCCCATATCGCGTGTTCGTCATGTAATCACGCACACATAATGCTGGGTTATCGCTCCAAGCCGTTGCGCTGTCGCGAGGGTCGTAAACTTTAACCCCTTTGATGTCAGCCGTTATGGGCGGCAATCCACCGCTCCACGCATCTTGGTCAAACTCTAAACGTGTATAAATATATGCAACGCCAGATAGTTTATGCGAGGTCGTCCAGTTGGTAATACGCGAAACCAAGGTGCTGTCTGCCGCTTGACCATCAGCCCCTAAGTGCTTGTATATCTCATGCACCCCAGAATATTGGCTGTCCGTTGAAAGCGTGTCATTGAAATAGATGTTGTCTATGCTTTCAATCTCGCCCTCTGCAAGCGCAATAATCATGTGTAAATACTTATGATTATCACCGCCCTCGGCTTCGGTAAAAACCCGAACACCACCCACGCGCCTAAAACCATAAACAATTTTTAATGGCTCGGAACTAGATGCTTTACTAATCAACAAGCCCTGACCTGTGTCTGCCGCATCAAAGTCGCCAACATCCATGTCACTCATGCCGACTAAGCTGTTGATAGCCATGCCGACCATCGTGCCGACAACCGCCCAGACAGTTCCTATCGCCAAAGACAACGCTATTCCTGATGGAATCCCAACCGATGCTAATGCAACCGCTAACGGTAAAATGAGTGGTGGCATATTACACGAACCTCATAATGGTATATTCCGCGTCTGGAACAGGCAAGCCAGTGATTAACCCTTGCTTTGGGTCTACTGAAAACAGTTTGCCACTCGCGAAAATATGAGCGTACACAAAGTGCTTGTCGATATGCAGAACCAAGTCGCCAGTTTGAGGTTGTTCAACCTCTTGCCATCCCAACTCTTTGAGTTCAGATACCCATTGCACAAAGTTATGGTAAAACTTCACTGCGCCTTTCTTAGTTTTGTAATGATTTTTAACATGGCTGAGATAGTCCGTTCCACAAACGCGGTCAACCCACTCAACGCATAAGGTGTTGCAATCATTTTGCCCCCACTTGAATTTCTGCAATGCCGACTTGTCTAGCATTTGAATTAAATAAACTTCGTCAGACGGATTCATTTGCGCCCCCAAGGAATGTCTTTCATCACTTCAGATGCAAATTCAAAACCCTTATCGCCAGCAAACCAAACTTGTTGCTCGGCATGGTTGGTATGTCTGCCAGAACGCCTTTCAAAATCAACCCAATGGCTTGCGGCTTCAATGGCTAGCGTACACGTTCCCTCATCAGGGTTTTCTTGAATAACGGGCTTGTGCATCCGTCCACTAAATATTAATAATGGGGCAGAAACTAGCGTTAGTGATGAATCCAAAAAGCCTTTGTATAAGTCAATTTTGCGGTCAATATAGTCTTCACTTAAAAACAGTGATATGAATGTTTTATCAACGCCAGACAATGAGCCGGTTAACGTTCCTGTCATGAGTTCGGATGTTTCTTCAACATCACTGAACGATAAGAAATGACCCATTGCCGTGTAGTCATTACTGCCATGGGTGACCGTTTGGTTGAAATCGCTAATGCGCGAAATCTGGTCATCCCAATGAATCTCTAATAAATTGACAGGGATGCACTGGTCGGCATTTATCTCAGCAAGTGTTGCTGAATCTGCACCCCTATCCATTAAAGCACCTCAACCACAGATAGTTCAAAAGAGTGCATCTGGTTAATATCCATGCCTGTTTCTTGTTGGTCATCAGCCAAAGCCATTGTGAAAGGCACTGCGTTATAAGTGACCGTTTCACCAGACGCAACCGCGCTGGTTAATGGCGGCTCAATCGCTAATGAAGTCGTGCCATCAGCCGTCAACATATAAACTTTGTCATGCCCTGAGAACTTCACAAAGTCGCCAGCTTTGAGTGTGCCCGTCAATCCAGAAACCGTCACTGAAGATGCGCCAACGCTTGCCGCGCTAGTGGTTAAAGTGCCTGTTGCTGTGCCTGTCGAATCAGATACTTCTGCTGGGGTATAGCTGAAAGTTGAATACTGCCCTTTCTGCGCTACGATAAAAGCCCAAAGTGGCGCAAACTGTGCGCGTGTCATGGGTGGGTAGGTGGCTTCAATGAGCCAACGATGACCGCCACGCTGTCTGACTTGCCGCTTTAAACTATGTGTTTCACTGACTAAGTTTGGCGTGATTGAGCGAACCCGTATGGAGCGCGGTTTTGGTGTTGTTGGAAAAGCCATTACGCCATCACTCCTTGTCTGCCTTGTTTGCGATAAGCTTGGTCAATCATGCCCACGATGGATTGTTTGTTCTTGATTAAGAAGCCTGTGCCTGTTTGAGTATCGATAGCATTGATATTGAAGTTAACCGTTAATGGGTCGCCGCCGCCTAGCTTGTGATTAGGCACTAATTGCCCATCTGTTTTCGGAACAAATAACTCCCTGCCTTGCTCACCCACCATGAATGGTCGCCCTCTGTTTAAGCCGCCACCAGACGCTTTCCCTTTTACCGCAGTAACATTGCCGCCAGATGCGCCACCCAACAACCCACCGAACCCAATAGCGTTTAATGCAAGTTTTATCTGTGTAAATATAATCGCTTTAAGTATCATCGCGGTTAAGTCGGCAATAATAGACAGCGCAAACTCCTTGAACGCAAATTTACCTGTCATCAATGCTTGCGTTAATTGCGTAGATAGCCCTGTAGAGAACCTATCAATGAACCCTGCGGCTTGCGTGTCCACATCAGAGAGTTTTTCAGCCATAGCATCCATCTGAGAGTTAAATGACTTAACCCCATTAATAGCTACTTTTGTGGTGGATTCTGTTTTGATTGGTGCGTTAGCCAGTTCTTTATTTTTAGCGATAACCTCATTGATGCTATTTAGCAGAGTAACCGAG